GCCCATATTTACACCAATTGATGTAAGCATATCATACGATAATACGAGCCCAGAACCGACACCTAAATAAGGAGACATTCCTGAGCCTCTAGATAGCTTTATAATAGATTGAGTTTCAGGAGGAAGATCGTAAACTCCTTTTCCATTTACTTGAAGAATATAAGAATCTTCAAGTTCTCCTTCGAAGGCAAATTGTGAAAATTCTTTGATAGTTTCCTCGATAATATCGTTTAGAGTATCCTCATGAACTTCGACAGTTACATAAGGTGCTCCTAATTGTCTAAGGATATATTCTTGTAATTTTACTTTTGTATCAATTGCCATCTAGGAGTCCTTATTTTTACTTTTTCTTTTTATTCTGAACTTCAACGATTGCTTCAACAGCTTCTTCAATAATTTCTTGAACTTCTTCAGCAGTTGTTTCTTCGATAGTTTCTTCAGTTGTAACTTCTACTTCTGAACTTGTTTCAGTAAGAATTTCTTCTTTTACTTCAACAGGAGCTTCTACAATTTCAGTAATAACTTCAGCAGCTTTACCAATCACATCAAAATGTTTTGTGTGCGCTTTATAAACGGCTTCAGAAACTTTGTCACCTTCTTTTAAAGTCAATGTAGATTCTCCAAATTGAAGATTAACATCTTTGTTTGCAATATATTCAACAGTCATAATTTATCCTTAGGTTTATTTTGTAATTATTTATATTAAAGATTCTAGTGAACTCCGAAGAGTTCAAAAGTTATTTAACCGCCAGTAACGGTAGAGAAAGAATTTGTTCCAGCGTTTGTGAATCGAAGTTGTATAAATTCAGCCACAAAAGTCGGTTTAATAAAGATATCCACTACTAACTCATTTCTACTGATAACATCAGGAGTGTTATTTGTCAAGTCGCAAATTACAAGATAGTCTTCAATACCTCTTCCAGATTTTACAGAACTTAAGAATGGCTTAATCATACTAACGATACGATTTCTTGTAAAGTTATCATTAAATTCCATTACTTGGTATTTAGCCATTTTAGCCAAAGATCTTTCTAATGTGTTAAACAACCCACGGACATTTACACGATCGAAACTTGAGGCTTTACTCAAAAGAGTCTTCTGACCCCACATAACAGTCCCTTGTCCAGGAAAGCTTACTAATGGGTTAATAGAGTTTTTATATAAAGAATCTCTTTGCGCTTGATTAGGACTATAAGCAAGTTTAATAACTGCAGCTAATTGTCCACGCTCCAAACCAGCACTTGCAAACCAAGAAGCTCTTGACGTAGATGTTTGAGCACGTAAACCAGCAATGTGTCCTGCTACATTAACCCAACGATTAACATCATTATAACGATCATACTGATAAACATAGTTTCCAGTAAAACAAACAAACATAGAATTGATATTATAAGCACCGCTTTGACGAGCAGTTACAAGAGCTGAAACAGCGTCTGTAGCTTTCTTACCAACAACATCCCCGTATGCAGCACCGACAAAAGTAATACAATCTTTGCGGGTATCGGCCAAACTTACAGCTGCTGTAATATAAGCTTCATTTGCAATAACAATATCAACATCTACCAATTCAGTATTCGAAAATACGTCATAAGAAGCGATGATGTCATCAGACCCAGTATTCCCTTCAGCACCAAGAATCAATTGCCCTAGTGTACCAGGAGTACCATTAGCACTAAACAAATAAGATTTAACAGCATCAGTATTTGCAGTATTTTCTTTAACAAACAAATAATTAGAATTGTTATTAATAACATTTTCAATATAAATTGATTTATTATTGTGATCTTTTTCTAAAGGATCAGTAGAAACAGTATATTTTTCAACAATTGAACCGTTATCTTCGATAATAATTGCTAATTGGTTTCCAGTAGGGACATAATCGAACAAATCGTCAAGACCGATACCATCAAAAGCGAATGAAGGAGTAGCTGTACCAAAATCAGATGGTTTAGCAATAGCAATTTTAACTAAATTTCCCCATGTTCCAGGGTTTCTAGCGATAAACTTGAATTTTCCAGCAGCGCTATCTGCGAATGCAATAGAATCAAATTGATTTTCAAAATCGTCATAAGAACCTAAAACTTTCAATTTACCAACATAAGCTGATTCAGCAACAGGCGTACCTAAAGTATCAACCGCTTCGAAAACACCATTCATAGAAATATCAAAAACATTAACGGTTGCTGCAGCAGGAACTAAAACTTCCAAACCTCTATCAATAGTAAAAGAAACATCAGGGGCAATAGCTGTTACACGATAAAATTCAGCACCAGCACCAGCTGTACCAAAAGTCACATACATACCAACAGTCAATCCTGCTGTTTCAGCTACTTCAATAACAGTTTGACCGACAGCTTCTTGAGCAGTAACAGTAATTCCTGAAATAGGAGTACTTGAGCCATTCGTATTCGCTGCACGAGAAACTAAAAGAGAATTACCGTATTTTAAAAAGTTAGCGCACTGATAAAAATCATTGTAATTCCAAGAACGTGGATAACCGTAAAAATTTACAAGTTCCGCTTCATTAGTAATAAGAGAATACTTCCCAACTGGACCTTTTTCAAAAGACCCCCCAAAAACGGCAACAGAGTTGCTAACTGTAGGAACAATCGCACTTGCGTCAATTTCCACTACTTGCACACCAGGACTTAGTAAAGCCATTTTATACCTTCTTTATTAGATTTAGTTACTTCTAATTCATTTAAATTAGAACGCCTTAGTATTTTTCTGAGCAATCTAACTCAGCAGAAGAAACCACGAAAGCTTCAACACACTTA